CTTCAATCCAAACGGAGTACCCAGCTTTGCAGACGATTGTGTACCATTCGAAAAAGATCAATGCAATTTTCGGCCCATTGTTTAGCGAGCTTACTAGGCAATTACTGGACAGTGTTGATTCAAGCAGATTTTTGTTTTTTACGAGAAAGACACCGGCACAGATTGAAGATTTCTTTGGAGATCTCGACAGTCACGTACCGATGGATGTCTTGGAGCTGGATATATCAAAGTATGACAAATCTCAGAATGAATTTCACTGTGCGGTAGAATACGAGATCTGGCGAAGATTGGGTTTTGAAGATTTCCTCGGAGAAGTTTGGAAGCAAGGGCATAGGAAAACCACCCTCAAGGATTATACCGCAGGTATTAAGACATGCATTTGGTATCAAAGAAAGAGTGGGGATGTCACGACGTTCATTGGAAACACTGTGATCATTGCTGCATGTTTGGCCTCGATGCTTCCGATGGAGAAAATAATCAAAGGAGCCTTTTGTGGTGACGATAGTCTGCTGTACTTCCCAAAGGGTTGTGAGTTTCCGGATGTGCAACACTCCGCGAATCTTATGTGGAATTTTGAAGCAAAACTGTTTAAAAAACAGTATGGATACTTTTGCGGAAGGTATGTAATACATCACGACAGAGGATGCATTGTGTATTACGATCCCCTAAAGTTGATCTCGAAACTTGGTGCTAAACACATCAAGGATTGGGAACATTTGGAGGAGTTCAGAAGGTCTCTTTGTGATGTTGCTGTTTCGTTGAACAATTGTGCGTATTACACACAGTTGGACGACGCTGTATGGGAGGTTCATAAGACCGCCCCTCCAGGTTCGTTTGTTTATAAAAGTCTGGTGAAGTATTTGTCTGATAAAGTTCTTTTTAGAAGTTTGTTTATAGATGGCTCTAGTTGTTAAAGGGAAGGTGAATGTCGGTGAGTTTATTGACTTGACGAAAATGGAGAAATTGTTGCCGTCAATGTTCACACCAGTCAAAAGTGTTATGTGTTCCAAGGTTGATAAGATAATGGTACATGAAAATGAGTCATTATCCGAAGTTAACCTTCTCAAAGGTGTGAAACTCATCGAAAATGG